CCTTAATAAACCGCATAGCTTCCATAAGTGAGCGGTTCAACAACGCTGCGTCGAAGTGCTCGCCTAACCAAGTAGTGCCCGTAGATACTATAGACTCTGGAGCGTATCCATACTGTATCTCCACTGCGTAGGGCTGGTCGGGTGTGGGCCCAAGCAGCATCTGAGTCTGATTCAATAATGCGTAGTGCTTAGGGAGTCCGGTAGTAGCGACAACTGGATAAGCCTCACGGATGAAATTTACGTCCTTGTTGAGGAGTATGTTGTACTTACTATTGCCGTCCACCACCGCAATACTGTGTATGTACAGATAGTCGCTGGGTAGACCAAAAGTAGAGGTAGTCAGCCCGAGGTTGCCCGAAGAGGCTTTACGTAAAGCCGGTAACCGTACAGTGTTGTATATCTCTTGTTCGGCCTGCTGAATAAACATATCGAGCTGGGCAGTTGTGAATGTCTGCTCAACTATGTCTTGTATGTTTGTCTTTAATTCTGTGTAGTTCATGTAATAGTTACCGTAACTTGTCCAACCTCACCCGTAGCTACTAGGGCGTTGGATGCTAATGAATCTGAAGGGCCGCCTACTGGATTGTACCCCCACTGAATACCACGTGCGCTAACCTTAGCGCCTACCCCAAGACTTCTATCAGGGCGCGCGTCTCGCAACGCTTGTGGGTCATATACAGGAAACTCACCTAATTTGTTTTGTGGGTGATCTCCATTCCAGCACGAAGGGCACGCCTTTATATTTGTGTCTACACCTTTTCTAACTAGACTCTTTAGCTGCTTTAGTTTGTACCTAAAGCCACATAAGTCACAGAACCCGAATGCCTTCTTACCAGAGGCGAACTTAGTCCCCATTACATATGTCCTATGCGGGGTACAAACCTAACTGGAGCCTTCTCCCTATCTTCCTGCGCCGCTAAATCAAACTGCTCTTCGTACATAGATTTTAACATGCTTACGCGATCTGTGAGTTCGGGTACCTTCATAGCGATATAATACGCTAACCCTGCTACTAGGCAAGGGAGGAAACGGAAGTTCATGTCCGCAGTCTCTACACCTGCGCCCGCGTCTTGTACTCTACGTAGGCGGTAGTAGTTTATCTTGTATCCTGCCTTATCTGGTACAGGCCACACGTTGATCTTGGGAGCGTCTCTTAGACGTTCGATAAATATTTGTATCGGTCTACCTTGTGTCAACTTGTTTGGGATAGTGGCATAAGTACTAACGCTAATACGTGACAGGTTAAGGTCAGACTGAGTAGATACGCTACCTGCATCCGTTCGTAGTTGATGTTCTAGTAGGTCAATGGTATCGGCGGGGAGTGTGTACTGCGTCTGCCCCTTCACTAGGTCAATGCTACCTTCTTCGATAGTCCACATGTTGATGCCACGGTTCTGCCACTCGATAGTCATTAAGTTCATAGAGCGACGAGCAGTGCGCAGGTCATAGCCAGAACGCATCTCACGTCCAGCTCTCTCCCACGCCTCTTCAGCAATCTCGGTGAAATCCATGTCAAACGCTGTAGTGCCTGATGTAGCCATTACTTTCCCCACCCTGATTTAGCTTTTTCTTTAGCTTTCTTAGATAGATCGCCGTAATGGAACAATCTTACACTAGTTTTACTATGATTTTTACCTGAGTGAAGAGTTCCGTCAGCCATTTTATGTAGGCCACCCTTATGCTCTTTACCATCTTTTTTGTAGTGCTTAACATTCATACCCATGGCTACTTCCTCCGCTTAGCAGGAGACACTCTACGTGGCTTGCCTGCTGGTTGCCCTAACCGCTTCTTCTCGGCTATCTTACTCTTCTTCTCCGCACTAGACATCTCACCTGAGGTCTTTGGCGTCTTGGAAGACACGCGCTTAGAAGGGCGGCAGTAAGGAGTACCCCTACCATCGCCTTTCTTTCTACCACAAGCCTTGCCGGTCTTAACGTCTTTCCAATCTTCCTTGAACCAACGCTTTAGGGATGCACCCTTCTCGGTTTTACGGACTTTGCCGCCCGACTTGTAGTCTTTACGCATTACTTACCCGCCTTCTTTTTACGGCACTTAGCGATAGCTCCAGACGCATACGCGGAAGGGAAGACCTTGTAGCTGGCCTTCACCTTCTTATAACATGAGTCTTTTACGGTACCGCCTTTAGCAAACTTCTTGTCCTTAGGGCAGCCGCAAGAGCTTGTTTTATAGTAACTACGCATTAGCGCATCTTACATACTTTGCCACCACGAGCCATACCGTAACCGCGAATCTTACTCTTAGCCATACCGCCAGCCATCATCTTGTTCTTAGCCGCACGTTGGCCTCGCTTAGGTTTCTCAGCCATACCACCTTTCATCATCTTCTTGGCCTTAGCCTTGTCGTTAGCTTTCTTGGCCTTAGAGTCTTCACCAGCAGGCATTCTATTGTACGTACCGAACTCTTTGTTTAGTGCGTCTTGTCGAGCCTTATCTGCCGCATTAGGGAGGTTACCCATCATGGCTTTCTTCGCCTTGGCGTCGTACGCTTTCTTTTGAGCGGGCGTTAGCTTCTCATAGTCCGCTTCTTTCATTGGTTTAAATTTGTCCATAGGACTCTCCATCTGCTTGGTCATTTGCGACCGTGATATAGTCATTAACGCATCTTGCAAGATTTGCTGCGTGCAGCGATACCATTGCCTCGTACAGTCTTGCCTTTGCTGTACTTCTTAGCCATACCGCCAGCCATCAACTTGCGAGTCTTACCAGTCTTCTTGTTCATGTAGTCTCGTAAGCTCTCACCCGGCTTCAGGTCTTCTTTATATACTGCCGCCATCTTCCTACCGTTCTGACTGTAGTACAAAGAACCAGCTTTCTTAGCCTGTGCGATAGTCTTATATTGATTCCAATCGCCACCTTTGTTAGCTGTTTTAGCAGAGCTACTGGCAGCGCCACCTTTGTTAGCTGTTTTAGCAGAGCTACTGGCAGCGCTACCTGTACTTGCTGACTTAGAAGAACCAGCTTTTTTCGCGCGTGCGGCTGCGGCGCGCTTCGCTGATTGAGCTGTCTGCTGCTTAGCATAATCGCTCTGAGCTTTCGTAGGAGCGCCTTGTGGGTCTGGCCCTGCTTGCTTCTTACGTACGCCTGCGCCATTCATATCAGGGATAGTGCGCTTGACCGCGGTTGTTCCTTCCTTTGCAGAGGGGCTTTTATACTCTGGCTTGTCCGCCGTAGGTATTGCCATTGGGGCTACTGTTGCAGCGGTTAAGCCACGTAGACGTCCACTACGAACGTTCTTTGCGCGCTGCTCTTTGGTAGCCATCTTGCCGGTACCTTTCTGCTTTAGTCCGTAGCCGCGACCACGATTCATAGTAGAAGTACCTTTTACAGTTTCTAAACCTTTCTTAGAGCCTAGTTTAGACGCTGCGCCTTTTTCGGCGGCTCTCGCCTTATCTACTGCTGCCTTACCATATTTTTTGATCGCCTTTGATACGCCCATTCGGCCTATCGCGGCTATAATTGCGGGGATTGCCATTTTAACATCTCCAGCGCTTACGCGCTTGTCTTAATCGTGAATTAGGGTCTTTCGCTGCTTTTGGAAACTTCTTCATTTGCCCTGCGGAACGTGCGCAGTAAGACTTACGTCTAGATGCGCGTTTCCCTGTAGGCTTATCTTCCGTCACAGCCGTCTTTAATTTACTGCCGGGGTTATTCTTTCGGTATTTAGCTACACCTTTAGCGGTCATGCCCGCACCGGATTTAGTAGGACGTTTGTCGCCGCTCTTCTGGCTCATCCCCTTCATGCCGGTGCCGACCTTCCCACCTTTTTTATAGTACCTTCTCATGAGGTAAAAAACGTCATAGCAGTAATGTTGGCCTTAGAATGTACGTATACATCCTTCTCAAACCGTATGCCATTGCCCGGAATGTTTACCGAATGTACGTCACTGTTAGTGAAGGTAATATCCAACAGAGTAGGCCCGCCTTCGCCGTCCTTCAGAGTAATCCTAGGGTTACCGCTACTACCAGACTTAACCTGTAGTTGTCGCAACCTCACGGGCCTAGCGCCAGCAGGGTCTATAGAACCAACGGCCTGTCTCCTTGTGGCTTTTACATCTACTTTCTGAGTCATACCACTCTCCTAAGATAGAAATAAAGTCACTGCTTCGAGGGCAGTAAACGTAGATACATAGATGGAGTCCGTAAACCGAATACCGTCCGCAGGGATGTTTACCGAGTGAGTATCACTAGTAGTAAAATCTATGTCTAATAGAGTGGCGCCGCCATTACCATCAGTTAAGGTAAGTCTTGGGTTGCCACTACTAGAGGTAAACACCTCAACCTGCCGAAGGCGTGCGGGGCCAGCAAAAGTTAAGACCCCGGTACTGTTTTTGCGGATAGCAAATACATCTGAGCTAGACATACTCTACTCCTTATGTGTTAGAGTTATCTGCGCCTTCAGCCTGCAAGTACTCAACAACTAACGTACCAATACCTGTACCAGTGTTAGTGTTAGTAACAACAAGACGTACATCAGAAGTACCTACGTTGAGCCAAGCCTTGTTTCGCGCAAGAGTATTGCCGGGTACTAGTTCCAGTAGGCCGATAGTACCGCCAGCTTGGTTAGTAGGAGTGAAAGTATCACCTGTACCAGTGTCGCCAATACCAAAGGTAGCAGCAGCGCCGTTCCAAATTGTAGTGCGGAACACATACATTCTGGTGATTAGAGAGTTAGCAGGAATAACGATGTCAGTGGTAAAAGTAGTAGCAGTCTGCTTAACTACTCCAGTCTGCATTACATTAACTGAACCTACGTTACGCAGTTCACCGACAGTAGTGCCAGTAGTGTTTTGGATTGCTCCGGCCTTGATTGGGCCTGAAAATGTAGTTTGTCCCATAATAGTTCTCACATGTGAGTTATGGCATATCTGTCTACATGTCGTCAGTCGGGTCTGTCAGATACGCCGAAAATTTTTTCCCGAGCTACCAACATACCACAACGCGTTAC